CTCCCAACTGGGCTATTAGCCCACCGCGCTTTAATAGGGCGCGGCCCTCCGAAGTTTGATGTCGACGTACTTCGGACGTCCTCCACGTTTCAAGTGGAGCGGATCAATTTGATGACCCGCAATGAACCACTTGAGGAGGGCTCCGATACCGTCCAGATTGGACTTTGGTATCTTAGGATCCACCACATAACCTCTGACAAGAGGCTTGTGGAGGGTCTCATGCATCTTTTCCGCCTTGTAAGGCAGATAGGATGCACGCCCAATAACCGGAGAAGTCGACTCGACGATGGGAAAATAGTGGAGTAAATCCACAATCGTCTTGTCTAGCCTTTGGCAGGTGGACCAGTAACCACGGTAGTATAAGTGGTTCCGGAATTCCACCAGGCTAATAACTTCTTCAACGTGGTCACGTGAGGTAGGAAAATCCCGCCGGAAACGCACGACTGTAACGTCGTGGCCGTCGTAATATTCCTTACCGCAACTCTCTCTGAACTTTCCAGTCCAGAAAGATTTGCTCGTGTTGATCTTGAAGCCAAACAGCTCAAGATTCTGGATCACGTGAAACACATGTTCGACGGGGACAATTATATCGTCCCCGAAGACGCGCACTTTACCGCAGAGACGTTTAATATCTCCGCGGGACAGTGTATGGCCTGAGCTCTGCTCAATCCCTCGGACAATTAGTGTCAAAAACACCATTGCTTCAACGGGAAAGGTTAGAGCTGAACCCATCGACGCGAACTTAGCTAGGGGTAACACCCCATAGCTAGGCACGTCAGCCTTCAAACTCCTACAAGCTTGGATCATCCCAGCAACCTCGGGAAAATCCTGCAGTAGGAATTTTACAAGCTGATTAGAGACGCGGTCACTAGCTTCACTTAAATCCAGTGTTGCCAGTGTACCATCTTGAGAACTTTGACGAGCGAGTTCCTGGTTAGGGACCTGATCGTCAAAACCCAGGAGTGAAGATAAGATGTCATCCTTTCTCCACCCCTTAAGAAATCTTGAGAGAACCGCCTGCTGTGCATACTGCATAGCAGTCGGCTCAATCGCGATTAATCTCGGCGTCTTTAACGTTTTAGGAACAGGAACGACCCTGACGGGACGTTCTTGCCCGGGTTCGATGTATCTGAATCGAGCGCCTTCCTCCAGTGCTGAGGCAGATCCCAATACTGTTGTATTGAAATCTGCGGCACTGTTAGGAACGAGTCCCCACCTAGAGAATACAAACTCTCCAGCTGGAAAGTACTCGGAAAGGCGCTCCGGCCACTCGGACTGATTATACTTCTGGTTACCAACCAGACGGTCCGCTGTAGCTCCTGGTCCATGTTTGGGCATGAAACTGTCCAAACAACCTTTGCGTACCTCTTGCTCCATCCTGGCGAACAAGTCGCCAAAGAGCAAGTGGAAAACGCGACGCATCCGATTTCCGTCGAAATCGACGGGATGAATTCGGATTCGCTGACCAGTGTCGACGCCAGCTGGGAGGTCGTGTTCCATTCCTGGGACACGATCCCCTGAAAATCGCTGTTTGTCGACGATTCGGATATCACTCTCAATTTGCACATAGCTTTCCATCGCTTTCTCTACACGCTCTTTCGAGCAGGGTAGTAATATCTTGCCGAACACCAGTGTTAACTGGCGCACAGCGTGGATTGCTTCGATGGAAGGCTCTGGCAAAAGGCCAGTACCATCCGCGTCGAAGACTAGATGAAGGAAACCCCCTAAGAATAGAGGGAGACCCCCAGATCCTCGGCGGAAGCCTTGGAACTGGTTGGAATCTACGAACCCTTGGGCAAGACTTCTTTCGAAGTCCTTTCCATAGTTCGTTAGGGATATCGTTAAGAATGATATCCCTTCATCTTCGACACGTGCCGTGACTGTTTTGCAGTCACGGTCAGTGCTAGTGTGACATCGTCTAGCATGTTCATGTGCTAGACTTTGCCAGAGTAACGTAAGGCTTTTCATCTATCTCCTAGTTTATACTGGGATGGTAGAGTCCATAGCCAAATGTAAACGTTACGGAGTTGCGCCCAAAGTTTGGGGAGTATCCCTGTTTAGCAGGACCTCCGACTGGCTACAACTACGCTAGTATACCGATACGTTCTCCCCTAGTTCTCACCACCGATAAGCTTGGTGATGAGAGCTCCGGACGAAGCGTTCAACTGAGCGATCAGGCCATCTACGACCTGCTTCGCTTCAGCTACAGTGTAGCCCACTGCGGGTACATCGACGACCATGTAAGCGGCCATCGAGTACTTCGCATTGAGCGAGCTGTCGAACGGATTCGCGGCGATCTTGGAGTGATCCAGTCGAACCAGATGACGGCCAGAACGGCCGTACTGGTGAGACCAGGTCTCCTTGACGAGGCCATCATTGCTGGTGTAAACCGAAGCATTCGTACCTGTTGAGGTACGAGGCAAGGAAATAGCAACAGCATTGATGGTAACGGATTGCGGATCGGTAAGTGCCATTTGGCATTACTCCTGACAAGTTGGGGCACGTCTCACGACGAACCCGATTTTTGATGGATAGTACAGATGCACTACTAGCGGCTCCTGGATAAACCAAGGGCAGCCAGAATACTCAATTGGCCGGAAGAAAAACCGTCCCAAGTGAGTCCAAACCCGAAAGGTGATGCCTGAACTCGTTTCTTCGTATGATCTACGATAACGAGATCTGCCCCGTTCGCCATCGGATTACCCGATGTCGAGTTAAAGGTGTACTCGTATGTAACGATGGTTTCTTCCATCATATACGCGTACGGCAACACAAGCCCGTATTTGGCATAGTTGGCAACGTTTGAAAGAACGGGACCAACATTAACAAACCAATCTACGAGCCAACTCCAAGGCATGAGATTCCACAAGTCTGCAATATCAGGGACAACGCCAAAAAGCTTGTCAGCTTCTACGGCGAGACGCGCAAACCCATCCAACTCAGAAGAGTCGGGCAGGTGATACGTGAACGCCCCTGAAAACCATTGATGTTTTTCAACAATGGTATGCCTACTTGTGATGCCAGAGAGGGGGAAGTTGAAACCAGCAAAGCTGGTCGCAACGTTCCCAGCGATTTGATCGCTGGTAACCACCTCTCGCTTCGTGGGAAAATCGATGCTTCGACGTACGAGCCGCCCAGAATCCCTTCTGAGCTGCTTTAGGACTTTATCTTGCGTCCGCAAAGCGGTTGCAAGATCCTTTACATCTGACACTAAGGGTTTTATCCCAAATTGCCAGTTAAGGTACTCGCCTCCTATCGAGGAGGCTCGTCGGTCCTTAAGTAGTTGCAAGCCCGTGATGGTTGGTAAACCTTCACGGACAAGCTCAGCTACTGCAGTCGATGCATCGAGAACGGGATTAACGGGACTGCAAAGGCTTATAGCCT